AGATGGGTTCATTAAGTCTATATCAGCATAAAAGCCAGATAACTGCATTTTTCTAACTTCATTATTGCTCATAGATACTACATGAGTGACTCTTTCGGCTGAAAGTATATCCGTAGCATTATATGGAACTAACAAGTCTTCAGCAGGCACAAATTTAGATACAGGCCTGCCCTTTGTTGCATCATAGTAAACCTTTTTAAATGCACTACCCGATAAAGGCAAATAGAACAATAATTGGTCTAGGTCAGGGTCATATTCAGGCATTTCGTTCATTATGTAGTAGTTCATAAACTCGCCTACTCTTTCTGCTTGCATTTCTGTGTTTGCGTCTCTTTGACCTATGACTTGTGTTTTTATAGGACCTTGTGCAGGTAATAATTCTTTATAGGCTTGCGCTTGAAACTGTGTAACTGCTTCTGACAATATCGGATGTATTACACCACTTGACCCTTCAAACGGTTGACTTCTTTGTTCATCAAAGCGCATACCAAGATACTTTAGTCCATCTGTGTATGTTTTTTCCCATTCTTTGCGTGATTCTTTGTCGTTTTCAATGGCGTATAATAATTTTGAAGAGATGCTACCTAATATATCGTCATCTAAAAATTCTACTAAGTTTGCATCAAAGGGTACTTGTGGCGCTTCTATTTCTGTTGGCTCATCAAAAACTATTTCATCTTCATTAATGCTAATTTGTAAAGCATCAAACATCTCATCGTCAAAAGTTTTTGGAGGTGTTTCTATATTAATATCATCAACAGGAACACTAACAGACTTTGTTTGGTCTTTTATGTCAGGGTTGTCTTCAGTGCCTAATTTTCTTTCTGTAACCATATTATCTCTTGTATTTTTTTGATTTTACCTTCTTACCTTTGTTTTTACCACCTGTTCTTGCAATCAGACCTCGTGCCTTAGCTGATGCTTTTTCACTAAATCCAAGCTTTTTGCCTGACCTTATCTTTTTTTTAAGTGTTGATAGTTTTACGACCATGCAGTCTCCTTATAGCGTTTTTACCTTTTTTAAATATACTTGCTATTGCTTTTTTACCCATTACCTTAGCTCGTTGTTCACCTACTGTAAGTATTTGTATTTTTCTAGCAAATGGTTTTTTAATATTTTTAACTTTTTTAACTGTAGCTCTTGCATCTGCTTGTGTTGCAAATTTTATTCTTACTGTGTCTTTAGGGTTTTCATCTGTATATAAACGTCTACCACTGCCTTTTGGCTTTTTACCTGTGCCTTTTATTGGGTCTTTTCTTTTTTTTCTAACCATAATTAATAATATGACAAAGCTGTTCTATCTACTTGCATATCTTCTTGATAGTCGCTGTCTAACTCCACTAAACCACCTTGTCTTATTCGCATTAAAGCCATGGTAGTAGAGTCACAAAAGTCATCATTTTCTCCAAAGGGAAAAGCAGCTAACTCTTCTATTACTTCTTCTGCAAAAGCATCTTCTGTAGCATATACCATACCACTTTCAAACATTGGTGCAATAGAGTTCATTCTTGCAACCTTGTCTTGTCCTCTGCTAGGCGAGTAAGCTTGTACAGGTATTCCTATTTTTCTAAGTTCTTGTGTTAATGGTGTACCACTAGCTTTGGCCTCTATCAAAACTATATCAGGCTCCCAATACTTATATTCTTCTAATGCTATGTTTTTGAGTTGTGGAAAATCTACTCTGTGTCTACTCGCATCTAACAATATAATTGCATGCTCGCTACCATCTTCAGGGTCAAATATTCCCCAAGTCGTTATAGCTGAATAGTCTGCTGTTTCTTTTGCGCTAAAAGCAGTATCGTAACTTTGCACAATACACTGACAACTGGGTATAGCTTCATTCTCCCATTTCTGCCACCATTCTCTTTTAACTATAGAACCGCTTTCTGCTGTTGGGTTTTGCATCCACTGTGCGTTCCATTTGCTTATCGGTAGTGATGCTTTTACTGACAACAACTCTTCTTTTTTCCAAAACTCTTTCCATAAAGGTTCTTCTGACTCAGGCATAATAGCTGGAAACTCAACCACTTCCCATTGGTCTGCGTGTGTTTCAGATTGTCTTTTCAGCAATCTGCCAGCCAAATCTTTTGTACTCCAACGTGTCATAACCAAAACGATGGTGCCGCCGGGCTGCAATCTTTGGCGTGGTCCACTTGTGTACCACTCCCAAGCTGCATCCATTGCAGTCGGCGACATTGCATCTTGTTCTGAATGTGGGTCGTCTATAATTAATAAATCTGCACCACGTCCTGTTATTGCACCACCAACACCTGAATAAAAAGCTTCTCCACCATCGTCTGTAGTCCATCTACCAGCAGACTTATTATCACCTGATAAATTTATGTCAGGAAATATGGTTTGATACTCTTCGCTGTCTATAATATTACGCACCCTTCTACCAAATCGCACAGCAAGTTCTGCCGTGTGTGTCGCTTGTATTATTTTTAAACTTGGATTTAGTCCCATCATCCACGCAGGAAAATATGTAGATGCAAACTCTGATTTGGTGTGTCTAGGTGGCAACATAACCATAAGTCTTTTGCATTTGCCTTGTGCTATGCGGTTTAGTTTTTTTGCGAGAACTTTATGATGTCTACCCATGATAAAGCCATCCCATTGATGTTTTACAAACTCTAAAAAGTCAGATTTACATTTGTCTCTAGCATTTAGATTTTTCCACTTATCAATAAGGGTTAAAGCTTCTACTTGCTCATCCCTAGACAAAGCGTCAAAAGATTTAATTTTATCTAAATCAATCATAAGGTGGAGAGCCAATAAGTATAATTAGAGGACAAAATTGACTCTCCTAACATGCTACATCGGAGAGAGGAGATATATGAACATCCACAAATGAGCATGTCAATTAGACTTTACCCCATTCTTGTCCTTGGAACAATAACGCCTCAGCTTTTCTTCTTTTTTTTAGGCCTTCATTAGGCACACCATTAACTTTATTCCATCTTTGTATCTGATAGGGTATATCTGCCCAATCTACATGTGTGCTGTTTAAAACTTTTAGTAGCGTAGAATTTTTTAGGTTTGAAGGACCTAGATTAAATACCCATGATACAAGTGCGTCAAACTCATTTTGTTTTAAATCAACTGTAACCATATCGTTAATATAGCCTTCGTATTCTTCAAGTTCATGAGCCAATAAATCCTCTGCTTCTTGTTTCGTAATCGTCATACCGTCTTGCACAGGACTGCCATCTATAAGCTTTAGGCTCCCAAAGCCTATGGTTGGCTTATTAGCTGGGCATCTGTAAGAAACGACCATGCCGTTTTCCATGGGACATCCCTCAAAATGTTTTATTAAATTAATACCATCTTTGGATATTTTCATACTATTTATCTCCTTCTTTTGTAGTAATTGTCCTATAATACACAACAACGTCTTTAAGTTCATTTATATACCTTTTAATTTCTTGCATATTGTATGCCATGACTTCGTAATCAGGCACAGTCATTGCTAAAAATAATACCTCACCTTCTTGTTGTTCTATTCTAGCTAATTGTTCATCTACATTATCAGGTGTGACAACAATCCACATTGGCTCTTTCAAATCTATTTCTCTTGGCATCACAGGTTGCACTATGGTTCTATCCATTGGTTTTGCTGTAACTTCTATTTGTTTAGTTGGAATTAGACTGCAACTGCAAGCCATCATCAAGGTCGTCAACATCACTGCTGAGTTTTTCGATGTCTTCCATAATGTGTTTTGTACCATTATTTATTTTCCTTTCCATTTCAATTGGGTCTGCTAATATTTTTGCAGACAGTTCATAATCTTTAATAAACTGTGTATATCTATTTAGTTCTCTTTGTGCTGCTTGGCTCTTAATACTTAAATTATTTAACTCAGTAGTTTGTAAAGCAAAATCATTCTGTAAAGATGCGATTGCTTCTTCTTGTGTAGCAATAGCGCCTTCTAATGCTTTATTATTAGCTTGCAGGGTTAAGTTTTGTTGATACAACCAATAACTACCCAACCCTAAAACCAATATAATGCCTATTAATATTTGTTGCATTACACATCCTCTATTATGTAATTTAGTCCAGCAGAACTTCTAAACTCAATAAGTCTATTATTTTCATCTTTAAATTTAAGATGTTTTTCTTTTTGCGTAATAATTTTTTTACTTATGTAAGACTTGTCGTCTGAATCGCCATAAATTTTATTAAAAGACACTGTTATTTTATATTTAGGAAAAAAGTAATTAGATATTTTTTCTATTACGTTTTTAAGATAATTTTTAAATTGTTGCACTAGACAAACCTAGACAATACTACAGATACCAATATAAAAGGATATACTGCCCATATCATATTTTCTAACTTATCAAAACGCTTTGCACCATCTTCTAATCTTTTTTCTATGTTTGCGTATCTAATCGAACACTCTTTTTCATGAGTTTCAATTTTATTGATTGCTTCTTGTGTAGATTTCATGAACTCACCGTGTATATTTTTAAGGGTTTACTTTTACCCTTTACCTTTATTGGTTTTAATGATTTTAACTTATAATTAACACTTTGTGCAGTATTTTCTCCAATAAGTATATCTACGCCAACTTCTTTAGTTGCAGACTCTAGTCTAGCTGCTGTGTTTACAGCATCGCCAATTGCTGAATAGTCGAACCGGGTGTCGCTACCTACATTTGCTATTACCGCTTCACCTGTATTAACGCCCACCCCAATAGCTATTTTATGTGGCAGTTCTTTGTTAAGTTCTTTTATAGCTTTTTGCATTTCTATTGCAGTTTTTACAGCAAGTTCTTCATGGTTTTCTAAGTCTAATGGCGCATTAAATATAGCCATACAAGCATCGCCTATAAATTTATCCACCATGCCGCCATTTTTTTGCACACAATTTACTTGCACTGTTAAAGCTTTATTCATAATTTCTGTAACCTCTTCAGGCTCTAGTTTTTCTGACAATGAAGTAAAGCCACGTACATCGGTAAAGAGAAAAGTGCAAAGCCTTCTTTCACCGCCTAGCTTTAACAATTCAGGATTGTCTTGTAATCTTTTTACCTGTCTTGGGTCTAAGTAATGCTCAAATTGTTTTTTTATTTGTAATCGTAATTTAAACTGTTGTCTAAATCTTAGATAAAAAGCTATGGCTCCTGTAATAAAACTTGCGACTAATGTCCATGTTACATCTATTAATAATCCATCTTGTATGAGCCAATAACCGCTATAACCAAGTGCTAATGTAAAAACTACATAACTGATTGCGCCTAATGTCATGCCTAACAAATGTATTAAAAACCATGTGGCTGTAACAGATATTGCAAAAATACCTATTTCTGCTGCTAAAGACCAATCAGGTATATAAGGCGAATCTTGTATCAATATGGATTCTGCTAAAGCAGCTTGTATTTTATGTGGCTCTAACAAGCCAATTGGAGTAGCTACTTGTGGCATAACACCAGATGCAGTAACTCCTATAAATACTACCTTACCTGCAACACTCATTTCAGATAAAGTTGTTCTCC